CACCTTGCTTTAGGTCGAGATCAAGATAAGGGTGCATTTCCTTTAGTCTTAGGGAATCAAAAGGAAGGTATTGTACTGTTTTGTTTTCTGCCTCTTTCTCTTCCTCAGATTTAATTTGTTCTTTTTTATCATTAAGGAAAGTGATATGAGTTCCACGAGAGACTCCATCACTTGAAATGGCTTTTGCATCTATATACATTGTCCCTTCAGGAACAGTAGTGATTTGCTGTGATGCAAGAATCTTATTTGACATTTCAGAACCATATTCAGTAGTCCCCAATGGGACACCTGCAATCTCTTCTGGGGGGACTTCAATAGTTTTCCAGTTCCCCTTCTCATCATATTGACCATAAATACCTAATGTCGGATGCTTTTGTATTTCTCCTGCTCTTTTTTCGGTTAGAATTTTCATTATCGTTTTGGATGCTTCTTGAGCAATTTTACCTCCAGCTAGGAGTTGAGCCATTAAGATTCTTTTTTGTCCACGATTTAGTAGTTTAGTGTCAATTCTTTCTAATTCTGCAACCATTAATTTTATATTCGCTTGCTCTTGCTGTTGTTTATTAAACAATAACTCTTGCTGTTGTCTCTCTTGTTCTAATGCTTGCTGTTGAGCTAGTTCCTGTTGCTCAATCATCATCTCCTGATTATAGCCTTGTATTCCTGCTGGGATTGCATGACCAATCATTTCTCCTGTTGTTACTGGTCTATTCCTCCATCCAGACTGTCTCATCATGGATGCACCAGCTTGAAGAAGACCCATTGCTAAAGGAGACATACCTCTATATGAGAGAAGACCTTTTTCTTCTTCTTCTTCTTTTGGAGGAGTATTTACTCCTGCAACTGGCGACCAGCTAATAATATTCTCTTCATTCCTTTTTCTTATTTCTTCTTCTTGATTTGTCATTACAGTAATCCTTTATTAACGTATCGTGGATGTCTTGGTTTTTGTGTGCTAGTCAGTAAAGAAGGGAATGCAATACTGCCTCTTGAAGTACCTGCACCTCTGATTTGTTGTAGTGGTTCATCTTTAGGATTTAACAAGTCATTTAACATAGTAGCAGCTTTTAATCCAGCTTGTACTTTTGATGCTGATGGGGTAGAAGATGAGTCTTTTGTAATCATGGATGTATCAGTTCTATTATCAGGATTTTGATAATGTGAATAATTCCATGCTAAATTTTTTCTTTTTCCTATATTTTCATCAGCAAGTAAATCTAGAAGATGTTCATTTTTTTCAGTATATTCCCTGTTTGCTAAAAGAGAATCAGGGACTTTTGAAAGTAATCCTTCAACTAATTTAGAATCAGCCTCTACATCAGGCTTAAAACTAGCCATTTTAGAATATGTTTCTTTTCTGTCTTCTTCTTCCTTTTTAAATCTTTTAGCTAATGCTTCATTTTCTGCATCTGTAATATCTAGATTAGGATCATATATTTCATCTCCTTGTTCTTCAGGAATAATACCTAATTTTATATCTTGTTCTCTCATCTTTTCTTTCCAAGATTTTTCTTTATCTTCTCCTTTTAAATATTCTAACAAAGCATCTATATCAATACTTCGATCACCACCAAACAACCAATGATCTGATGGACTAAAGGAAATTTTTTGTTTTCTTATTGTTCTAGCCATTTTAATCTCCTATCAAAAGAATCCCCCGCCACCGCCACTTAGCCAGCCTAATCCTGCTCCGATTGCAGTTCCATAAACAGGATGGATGGCAGACCCTGCTGCTGCTCCAGCTAATGCAGAACCAAAGCGACCTCCACGTTGATTTTGGTATTGTGGTTGTGATTGTTGAGTTTGTGTTCCAAATGGTGCGCCTCCAAGAACATTTGAACCAAACATTGCTTGATTTTTATCCCAATCTCTTTTTTCCATTGCTTGATCATAATCCCAATCAAGTTCGTTTTGTTCTCTTCCCTCAATGTCTGCACCAACTTTAGACAACATCTGTGCATCTTGGAATCCTGCTTGTCTTCCAAGACCTGCTTGTCTTGATGCCATGTCTGCACCTGCAAGGTTCAGCCTTTGACCTTCCATATTTGCACCTTGATTGTACCTTTGCCTAGCTTGTTCCATCTCCATATCTTGTCTCTTTTGTGCAGAAGCATCAGCAAAAGATTTATTAAGGAGATCACCTGTTTGTTGATTCAAATCTCTCTGAACTCCAGCAGCCATTACCCCTTTTTCTATTGCAGACCTAGAACCCATCCCTGCTCCTGACATTTGAGCTTGAGAGCCTAACTGATTTCTTTGCATCTGCATTGTGTCCATTGCATTTTTTTGGAGATTTTGAATAACATTTTGTGTATGTGGATTCATATACTGATCCACTCCTTGTCCTGAAAGAAAAGATTGCTGTTGTATTTGATCTGGTGTGTAACCTGCTACATTTTGTCCTGTTTGTTGACCTGCTGTAAAAACATCCTGTCCTTGTCCTTGTAAATCACGAATACCTTGTTGAGCATCTAACGTATCCTGTGCAGGTTTTGCAAATCTATCTCCTTCATAGGCTTCATACTCTCGACCCATAACATCACTTGCTTTATCAAAAACTTTCTGTCTGAACTCGTGAGTTGGTCTATCTATTTCTGAAATAGAGGATTGAGTATTTTGTCTTGTGTTAAATCCAGCAGGTGTTCCTCCTCCTCCTCCTGCTGGCATATTTTGTTGCATTTGCATATTACGGAGTCTTTGACGTTCCCTTTCCTCACGACCCTCTCCTGCTGTTGAGGCTGGGTCATTAAATCTTCCAGAACCAGCACCACCTCCTATTTTATCCTTCAACCAACCACCAACATCTAATTTTGTTTTTCCAGAGAAGAAATCTGAAGGACTATAATTAAAATCTCTTTCATTACGACCTCTTTCTCCAAAATTACCAGCATCACCACCTCCTGTTTGTGAAACAAAATCATCATCTCTTGCAAACGATCGAAGTCCAGATTTAGTCTTTCTACCAGAAGCACCCATCCCTTTCAGCCAACTTGCTTCTTGAGGATTTATGTATGCTGGGAACTCCCCTTTTGGTGCATTTTTTTCTAATAATTTTCTTGCTTGTTGTAAATTCATTGGCATTTTAACCTATACATAAGGGTTTGTACTTGTTACTGGTAACCCAGTCGAATCTTCTGTTACTAATGTAACTCCTAAAGTTCCACCAGTAACCTTCAATTTATACCAGTTATTATTGGATGTGTCCTTTAAAATAATTGATCCATCAGTTACTACATTGTCTCGATTGTTTTTCATCGTAACAGATTCTTCATCTATAACGAGTGATGCTAAATCGTTCATATATCCTCGATCATACTCATCTGGAGGATTAGGTAGAGGTTTTTGTGTTCTGCTCATCGTTCTCCTGATTTGGAAGCATCTAGCCTAACTTCTCCAAATCTCCATTCTTGATCAAATGGAGACTCAACTCTGAGAAGTGCCTGACGACCTGTAAACCTTGTGTCTGTATAACCATCATTTTGAAGGTCATAAGCACCTTTGACAACTGGGGAAGAGTCATCTGGTGTCCTTGCAACTGTCACTTTCATTCTTAGTCCTTTATTTCCTGCATCTGTATCAGTAATTATCTGTGAAACACTCATCATATTATTACCAGAACCTATCTCGATTGCTCCTGTTTCGGCATAACAAAGATGTGCTTCATCAGCAACATTTGGATGTATTGTGGTATCAACTCCTTTTGCAATAACTCTTGATGCTGTTGTGCTAAGTGCTTCAACATCAGTAGGTGCAGTTACATTGCTTTCTCTTAAAATAGGAGTTGATTGTGTATCTGGGTCAAGCTCATGTCTATAAAGATACCCATCTGTTCCTGCTGCTACAGGATAACCCAAAGAGTCTGAACTTTCCCATGCTGATCTGTGTAACTCTCCTGTAGTCCAATGCTTCTCTCTGTAGGAATAAGTAACATACCTTGTTGGAGAAGTATCCCCTTCTTTTGGATAAAACCACGTTATTTCTCCAAATTCTGCATTATGTCCTCCTGCGATCAACCCCTCAAGGTCAGTATTTATATCGGAAAAGACATAATCTGCAACATCACATGGTAACTCGGTCACATAACCACCAGAATAAGACCAGAATCGACCCTGACTCATCCAAGCAACAAAATCTGCACTACCAGCAACCGATTTTATACCTAAACAGCCTCCTCCTTCGGTCAATCTTTCTACACCATAAATATAAGGCGTTCCTAAATAATTCGTTTTCCAAACTGAATCAGTAAAAAAGATCAAAACACCATATCTAGTCTTAAAAGCACCTACAATTTTTCCTTTGGCTTGTATCGTCAAATCTCCTGCGGTATTGGTAACTGTAGGAGTGAAGTCTGTAAGGCTCTCCTGATGCCCCCATGCGATCTTCCGTTTATCTCCTCCTGCACCAATTATCATAATGTGTCTCTCTGGAGTTACTAATACTCCTAAATTATCATTTGGCACTCCTGTTGACCCACCTAGAGATGATAGAAGGACTGCTGAAGTTCCTGTTTGATTTGCATTATTAAAAGTCGTTCCTGATACATCAACATACCAGATTGATCCTTCTCCAGAATGGACTGCTAAGAGATCATCTCCAAAGTTATCAAATGTCCAAATTGGCACATAGTTGTCTCTAAAGGCATCTGCATCTGTAACATCTGGATCAACTGAGGGGTATCTTGGAGTTCCGTATACATCTCCTCCAGATGCCGAACCTCCAGAACCATCTAAATTTCTGTCTCCTCCATATTCTAATGCACCATATCCAAGTCCTGATACTAGGAAATCTCCTTGTTCTGAAAATGCAATTTTTCCTGCTGGAACAGTTGCATAAGCTGGGCTAACATCGTAAATTGGAGCATTCGTGCCTGATGCTTGTGAACCATCCCAAATCCTCAATGACTGTACTGATCCTACTGCTAAATACCTTGCTCCAGTTGAAAGTCTCCATGAGTGCATTCCTCTTATGGGGTCAATTCCAGTATAAATTTTTGGAGTAATAACTGCTGCTGTGCCAGAAGTTGCACCTGAAATTGTAATTGTCGGTAGTGAAGTAAAGCCTGTTCCACCATTTGTGATCGTTACTGTTGCTATTGCCCCACCAGAGACAGTATACGTTCCTGTGAAGGATGCTCCACCCCCACCTGAGAAGCCTAAAGTCCCATTACCACTATACCCTGTTCCTGCTGTTGTTATTGTTAGTTCGTAAACTGCACCTTTTTTAGTTATTTGGGTTGGAGCAAGTCTTTGCCAACCTCCGATTGGTCTTAATCTTCCTTCTGAAAATCTTACTAAATTTCCATCATACCAACGATTCTTAGCTTGATACTGAGTTGCATTTCTAAAAAACCCTGCTGGTATTTTAATTGGGATAAGTGGCATTACATTCTGTATTCGTTACAATTTAATCTAATTAATGTTGCAAAATTTTTTAATTTATTTGGCTGATCATGCATTTGATTTAATTCTTTCAATGTATAATTTTTTATTGTGTAATTTATTGAACAATCACAACCCAACTCCAAGAAATGTTGTGGAATATTTGGGTAAATCTCTCTTGTTCGCATTGAGCAAGCCATCCATAGTACCCTGACTTGGCGAACTGAATACCCACTTTGTTTGGGAATGATCGCAGAAGTTTTCTCGCACGAAATCGCACTCGAACTCAACATCGACATCACCAGAATCGAACTCAAAAGTAATTTCCATTTATTTTCTAGCCTCATCGTGAAGTTTTTTAAGTCGTTTTAAATGTTCTTTTATTTCTTCTTTTGACATTAATATGTCCATACAGCAGGAGGTGAAAAATCTGCACCTCGATTGTCAACGTGTAAAAATCTACCTTTCCTATCTCCATTTAATTTTAATCCAAGACCTGTGAACCCGATGTCTTGTGCTTGCTTAATCAAATGAAGTGTTTGAGTTGTACTTATTGACATTACAGAAATATCAACTGCTTTTCCAAAAGTGTGAATGCCAGCTTTTGATTTTTTGTAAGAACTGACAGTAGCATTATGTTTTAGACAACGGAATCCACTATTTATTCTAAAAGGGAATCCTGCTACATCCCTTAACTCTTGGAGCATCCTCATAAACTCCTCATCCATCTCTGCCTTTTGGCAACATGAGCATGCCATTTCTGATGTAGAAAAATTTTTTGTTATAAGCATAGCTACCCCTACTAAAATTATTTTACCAAATGTTCTCCGAGTAAAAATAGTACCTTTGAGGTGCTATTTATTAAGTGCATCCTTGTAAGCTTGTAAAATCTGATCGTCTACCTGATTTTTAGTAGATTTTACAAGTCTCTCAAGAAGAATAAGGATCACTTTTTTTAAGATTTCCTCAGACAAAAAACTCATACACATAGTCTTAACAACACTTGCTATAACGATTGGCATTATTTCTCCTTACATTCTATATCTAAAAATTTTTTGTTTATACATTGGAATTTTGCAATATTTTTTTTTCTTGAATCCACCCAATAACCGATTCTTTGTGACACTTCATTTGTTGACATACAAGATGCGACCAATATCGTAATCGCCAACGCCACAACAATGATATTTTTTTCATAACTCATCCTTTCATCATTTGTAAAGTTTTAGCTTGTTCCATTTCCCTTTCAATATTTTCTAGCCTAGCTGATACTGAAGCCATATGACCACTACATTCCTGACTAATTTCAACAAACTTTTCAAAATGCTCTTTTTGTATTGCCCTATTTGCTTTTGATTCTTTCCATGTCCAACCTAATAAAACAACTATAATTGCTCCTGCAAAACCCTGTTCCAAAATTAAATTTAGCACATCGTCTACAACTGTATTAACATTTGATTGAGGTTGTTGATGAGAAACATGAGGATTTCTTGCTTGCACATATTCCTCTAGAGGAGGTTCAGCTAACCCCACATTTGCATAAATTGTTATTATTAAAATTAATGGGAATAAATATTTCATAAAGGTTTCGTAGGCCAATCAATGTTATCTGGATCATCATTGTCGTTAGGTATATCTCTTAGTTTCTGCCGATAAACTTGCCACTCCAGCTTCTTTGAACTTGCTAAAGGCGAATCATCCAGAATCGTCCAATCAGAAGATGCTAAATCTTGATTTCTAAAGTTTCTTATATTTGCCCACTTATCTGCTAAAACTCTTGCATTTTTAGCTGTATCATCTCCAACAAAATGAGAAGACTTATACTGTTTGGGAGAGAAACTTTTTCCTTTCACATCTAGTATTTCTTCTCCCTTTCTTTTTGAGGCATAGACTTTGATATTATAAACTCCATCACTAACATAAGAATCCAACTCAGACAATCTCATAGAAACATTCTCATCATTAATTTCTAATATTGTAAAATCTTCTGAAGGATATGTAACTTTTGGAGGATCACCAGAGGTAATCGTTTCGATCCATGACCAATATTCTGGCTTTGTCATTCCTTTTGATTTACTTCGACAATTCCATTCTGTATCAGCTAATTTTAAAAGAATATTATTTTTATGTGATACAAACATATTTAAATCCTATTTATTTGATAAATCATTTCATTAGTGTGACCAATTCCTGAAATTTGAATATAGTCACCTCGTTTTAAATGGAAATTACCAGAAATATTAGCAGTATACCAATCAGCATCGGATGCAATCGTCAATGCTCTAGTAGTTCCATTTATTAATATTTTTTGATAACTCCAAGCACTTAAAGAATCATTTGTAAATTGATTAAATGTAATATTATATTGACCATCGACTAAACAAATTAATCTATCGTAGGCTATTGCAAAATCTTTATTAAACATTGGATTATCAGTTGATACTGTCGCTGATCCTCGCCATTCAGTAGGTATAATAATACCATTAGCAGTATCTTGATTAGCTTCTAATGCACCCATTGTTTTCATCAATCCTAGATAACTTGTATCCCTCGTAACAGAATCCCATGTTTGACCAGAAGGAGAAACTACAAGATTAGTCTGTTCCATATTTTGATCTCCACCTATTAACTCTTTTAGATAAGGTGTCTCAAATTCAGAATAATGTGAGGATGTGTGGATTGGTGTTGTTACTTGAAATGCAAACATACCTGATCCAGCCGCTATTGTCGCAGTTATATCAGTCATCCCTAAAGTAACAGTTTCAGTAATGGAATATGCATCCCCTTGTGGGCCAGCAGAATTATCTAAATTAGCTTCAGTAGTTGCAGAGCCACCTAATGTAAGGGATGCCGATGTTCCATAAGCGTGTAAAAGTCCTGTTGTACCAAAAAAAGGTAATTTAGCTGTCATTGTATTTGAACCATTTGCAGTTACTCTCAGTCCTCCTACACAAGATTCTCCTCCCACATATAAATCTAAACCAGTATGAGCTGCTGCAGAATCGTAATAAACATCTCTAGAAGCACTAACAACTCTTGTCCCTTTACTTAGTTGAGTTGGTTCTGCATCTGTTTGTTTAACAAAGTCTGCCATCAGCATATAATCTGCTATAATACAAGCGTCCTCTGGTACAGGAGGCATCTTAGGTTGGAAAATAGTAATTTCATGCACAGCACCATTGTTATCAATATTTATATCATCGAGAGCCACTCCATCTATTGTTACATCTGGGTCTGCATCTGGATCTCTTGCTATTTTTAGCATATGTGTACCATAAGGGAGATTAATTGCAACTGTACCTAACCCTCCAGAAGTTCCATCACGATAACTTGTTACTCCTATTCCAGTACCAATAAAGGTAATATATACGTTATCGCCATCAGCATATGGTGTTACTTCTCCTCCTGCTCCTGCATCAGAATCGGTAAATATTCTAACATCTTCACCAGATAAAGCAGTTAATCCATCATCCATTACATATGTAATATCATCGCTACTGTCGTTAAGCATACTTGCATCTGCAAATGAAGCTCCTGCTCCTCCATTAGCAGAACCATTTCCAAATTCTCTAGCATATAGCCGAATGGCTACCTCAGATAATGAGTTTTCGATAACATCATCACTAAAGTTTATTGTATGAGCATTAGTTGCACTTGCAGTAGTTATTTCATTAGATGCTGTTGTTTCTCTGTTTTGAGCATTTCTAGGCATCATGGTCACAGAAGTCTTGATTGTGGAATCATTTGCAATCCACTTGACCACCCTTCCACCATTTAGAGGACGTATGTGATCATCGCTTCCTTTATCCCAAGGGCATCCCCAAGTTGTTGCTGTACCTAATCCTAAAGAAGTTGCAGTATCTACTTTTGCAGAAAATAAAGTAGTGTCATTAACAAAGCCATTAAAAGGATCATAATGTTCTGCTGTTGCTGAGATTGAATGCTTCTTACCATAACTAATAACTGTTTGTGCAGGAATCTGTATTTTGGATTTATTAGCAGTTGAAGTGGTGTCTTGGGCTATTAGTTCTATTCC